CCTTTATCCGTTTTCGTCCCCAAGCCTCCAATACCTTTCCCTTCCAATATGCCCGTCCAATACGCTTTCCTTATTCACGGCGAGATGCCTTTCAACCGCAAGAATGCTACGCTGATGAAGTATTACCAAGAGGCTCTCCTCATCCTCCTCCTCCAATGCGAACACCCGTTCAACAACGCCCGTCAAATCAATACATATGTGAACGCCCTCAAGAAGGAGCCGGTCAAGGCGTGGTTCTATTGGAAGACCACGCTACCCGATATTGCGAGTCCGATGTGCGGTCTGTGGATTGCCGTTGAGAACGGCAAGGTCATCGCCGTCGTCCACCAAATCGGTTTCGCTCTTGACCGCATCGCTACGCACCCAAGCCACACCCGCAAGGGTGTGATGAAGGCACTCCTATCGCACATCACAAAATACTACGAGTTTGTGCTGTCCGATATGCCGATATCCTCTCCAGTCAACACCGAAATCATTCCGCTCTTTAAAAAAATAGGCTGGGGCGTATGTCTTGAGAGCAAGAACCCAATCATCCGTGGGTGCGTCCATAACATCTGTGCGGAGAGCAAGGCGATGTATCCGCACAATGGCGAGGTCGCCTACAAGGAGTATATGTCCTACGATAAGATACCATTCTACAACGCTCTCCGCTTCCACAGCAAGTCCACCATCCGCAAACTAAAGTAAACAAACAACCTAAATAATGAAAAATGTGCCTCGCCGGGGCGTTTTTCAACATTTTTACCCCATATTATTACCAAGTAAATACAAAAAACCTATATAATCTTACTTACATACGATTTTTATGTAAAATATCCGGATATTTTACATATTTTTCTAAAGTAAGTAACTAAAAATAGCAATTTTGTATTTACTCGGTAATAATATAGGGTAAAAATGTTGAAAAACGCCCCGGCGAGGCACGTCTGCGACATTAATACCCCCAGACAATGTAAATGACTACGCTTCTGCTGGGTGACTGCCTTAAGATTATGAAGACCCTCCCGGATAAATCCGTAGACTGCTTTGTATGTGACTTACCCTACGGGCAACTCACAACTCCTAAGATTGGAGGACAAGCAAATGTCCGCTTTAACGATACGAGATGTGCGTGGGACATCAAGATAGACATAGTAGAGTTCTGGACGCAAGTGAAACGCTTAGCAAAGGACGACCACACCCCAGTGCTAATGTTCTGTAATACGAAGTTCGGTGTAGACCTAATCAACAGTAATCCTAAATGGTTCCGCCACGACCTTGTGTGGGATAAGGGGCGGGGCGTATCATTCCTATCAGCAAACATAATGCCGATGAAGTCGCACGAGATGGTGTATGTATTCAGCAAGAAAGGGGCATACTACAAACGCATAGATGTCAAGGGTGACTTCAATGCGACACCGAGGGTTGGAGGTATGAAAGGCTCTAAGACATACAATGTATCTAATGTGTATAACGCACAGACACATAACACACGAGACACACCACCAGATGAGCGTTGCCCCGTCAGTGTTATTAAGGTGAATAACTCAGCGGGTAAGGGTAAGCATCCTACCGAGAAGCCGATGGAACTCTACGAGTGGCTACTATCTCGCTACTGCCCTAAGGACGGCTTAGTGCTAGACCCAACCGCTGGGTCCTTTAATTCTATCCTCACTGCGAAGCGACTTGGCTTCAAGGCAATAGGCATAGAGATGGATAATACATTTTACTGGAAGGGGGTGAATAAACTCTTATCATTCTTCTAATACCCGACCTAATTTTACACCACAACCCGTTCCAGAGCCTCCACCGGTATGAGGACAATGTGCTGGGGCATATTGTTCGTATCACTACGCTCACCACGCATATACTCCTCGTTGTGCGTATAGCCATCAAACACCGACCGGTCGTGCTTGACTAGGAACAAACCATCGGTGTAGAGGAAGGCGAAGTAATACTGCTTGTTGGGGTCGTTACAATAGTGGACCTTGTTGAGACCGATGATAGCACTATCGTAGCGGTCGTGCTTGATGCGACGGCTCTTGAGTTCAATCTCAATGTCGTCATTGATACTTACATAATCAAAAGTCGCATACCCCCCACGGCGACGGAAGGTTGTCTTGAAGTGGTCTTGGAGGTGCTGGAGTGCTGTCTGCTCGTTCATCAATCCATACTCAAGGTCGTCGTGCTGGTTCGCCATTTGTTTTATATTAAGGGACAACATTTTTACCCGGGAAGAANGACGCAACGGGGGACGATACGGGCATCCAAAACCACCGATTTTCTTCACCCTTATCAATGAACGACCAGAAAGAATACCCNCTTGAATATGCCGATGAGGTCTTCGGGATACTGAAGGATATGGTGTTCGGCGACGATGTGACGATACGAGGCTCTGGCTCCCAAGCNTCCTCGTTATACGCCGGGGACTACGATGCCGANGAGCGGGTCCATCGCAAAGGCAAGACNGAGAATGTGCTGGTGGACTTGCGTCGGGATTTCCAGAACATCGTTTTGAAGTTGAAGAAGCGNAGGGATGTTCGCATTGGAGACATCAANGCGGGGGAAGTCCCCGAATACCGAATACTGCCCCAGACTGCCGGGGTGAAGAATGGAGAGGTGGTTGGCTACAATCACAATGAAGCCCACGAGCGGATTGAGAAACTACTAGAGGCGAAAATCATCACAGAGAAGGAAGCCAAGGAAGCCATCGCATTGACCCCCGCCGACATTACCCCAGAAGGTATCGTCAAAGCACTAGACACATTCAAGTATCACATAATGCGTTGGACCCCCGCAGAGGTTATGAATAACAAGAAGATGCTACCCCACGATAAGGTCTTCACGCTGGAAGAAGCGTTTAGTAGTCCCGCTGTTTCCAAGATGGATGTTGTTGCCTACCTACAAGGCAACCGCTTCGTTGAGTTGAGTATTATCTATGCCTTCTATAACGGCAAGACACTACTCAATAAGACCCCTACCGACATTGAGCGGAGCCTCAAGGAGGCTATCATTGGATACATCGCCGAGGGAAACTACTTTAAGGTGCTGAAGCGGTATGCCTCCCTCGCCCGGCTTAATAAGCAGTATAAAGTCGTTGAGGAACTCATCCCCGTATTCAATGGAGACCTTGGGCGTATGGCGTTGGTCGCCAACGACATTGATACATTGCTTTTTATGTTTGAGAACTATAAGAGCCTTCCCGAGAACGCCATCCGGTTTGAGGTAGACCAGTTCATCCACCGGCTGTCTAATGTCTACGATACCCCAGAGTTCAAGAAGGTATCCGCTAATCTGTTTAGGGACCTCCATAGAGTTGTGAAGATGCCCCTCAAGTCTATGCCGAACCTACTAGAAAAAATAGGCGATGAACTGGGAAACATCGTCAATACTAAAGCAAAACCCATCGTGGAAAAGGTCGCCTCCTAATATCTTTTTCCAAGTTAATTTAAAATCCCTCTCCATCATATATGCCCTCACTATCTTTTGATGAGGCAGATAAGGCACGAGCCATAGCCCGAGTGAAAGGCGGTCATTATGATGGAGAGGTATTATACATACACGAGGACGGCAAGGTCGGTCGTCGCCCACCGGTGGAGTTCAACAAGACCAAGTATGCGAAGGAACTCAAGGGTATGAAGCCCGTAGAGAAGACCCGTGCCTTTGTGAAGATTGAGGAGGCATTGAAGAACGGCGACGATAGCGTCGTTGAGGGTGCCGAGGCGAAATCGCTACTGGACCGGATTAAGAAGGACATTGCCTCCAGCACCAAGATTGAACTGGACGATGATGGGCTGTTTGAACTCCTACCGAACCCCGACCCAAAGCGACGAGAGGTATGGTATATCGCCGGTCAGTCCGGCTCCGGCAAGTCTTGGATAGCCAAGCAACTGGCGGAGTTCTATCATAAACTCTTCCCCAAGCGAGGCATCTACCTCATTAGTAAGTTAGAGAAGGATGAGACGCTAGATGCTCTCAAGTTCCTCAAGCGTATTCCCATCCAGTCCTTCGTGGATGACTATCCCTCCTTGGAAGAGTTCAAAGAGACAATGTGTATCTTTGATGACTACGATACTTTAACGGGTGATGCCGAGAAGGTCATCACCAAGATTATAGATGACCTCGCAATTATGGGTAGGCACGAGTGCGTCACGATTTTGGCGTTGAGCCATTACCTTACGAATTACAAGAAGACCCGTTTGCTGTTGAATGAAGCCACGCACATCGTGGTCTATCCTCTTTCTACATCCTACCACGCCCTACGATACCTCATAAAAAACTATGTGGGTGTTGATGAAGACGACCTTAAGCGACACAAGAAGTTGGGGTCTCGGTGGTTAATGTATTCAAAGGGGTTTCCTCAATACTTGATTTCGCAGAAGGGGGCTGAACTGCTTCACACTGATTAGCCACCTCGGGAGCGTTGATGTCCTCCAGCGTCGCATCCCGTAAGCACTGCTCCATACGGAGTTCATTCTCTGCCGTCTCCTCATCGCAATCACCACAAGGGCACTTATCCTCGCCCAGAGCCTTTATGCTCCAGTCGTGACGCTCCTTATCCAGTTTCTCTCGTAGATTAGTTAGCATCTTCAATGTCTTTCTAATCTCCGCTCCAATGGCTCCATACTCCCCAGTCGCATCCTCCGGGATGGTCTGGAGAATGTAGGATAGGCTTTCGTGCGAGATGATTATCGCTTTCTTCCCAAACAGCATCATTTGTTTCTATAATGAGGAAAGAAGTTTAAATCGGGGTGGGGACGCAACCGGGAACGGGGTTCCGGGGGGAAACGGGGTTTTTTTGGGAACCCCCCCCTCGTGAGAAAGTCTGGCTGGAAACTTACCCGAATTTTCCCCGTTCCCCCCCGGACCATTTAAACCCCCCGCATCCTCGGTCGGCGAGACCCAACCAGACCCACTACCATTTCTGGGGGCGGAGGCAAAGGGTCTCTCGGTCCAATATGTTTGGCGTGACGGATAAATGTCTCCATAGAAGCATAACCCGGCGTATCCCTTATTAACTGCGTTCTCAAAACCCTCATAGCACTATCGGGAGTGTATAGAACCTCCGTTCCCGCCTCTAGGTCCTCCATTTCTACACTATCTGTGCTACCTACCGGAATATCAATACCAACTTGACTAAATCTCACCCGAGGAGCCAAATCTACCCAATGGACTTGGTTCAATGGATTTACAACCGCATTGGCTTGGTTCATAGGATTTTGGACCATCTGTAGTGCTGGTGCTACTGGTGCTGGTGGTGCCGGTCTTACGGCTTCAGCCGGTGGTTCTAAAGCATCAAGTTCGCTTAGAAAGGGTTCTAATACTTCAGTGTGATAATCGGTCATAACTGCGTCTCTCATTGGATTATTTAGGGTTCTCAAATACTGGTCCGTATTATCATACAAATCCATCATAAACTGACGCACTATTCCCACCTTCTCTCTTTGATTGCGTGTCCCGCTACGGAACCCAAGGCTTAATGCCCGACGAGGTCGTCTTAATTGCTCTAGAGAAGTCATCATATTACGATACCTATTGATTAATACTGGCGATGGATTTAGGGGAAACCCATTATTCTCTAAAAACTCTTGGGTCCTATTCATAAAATCTCGTAGAACTGGCGTTGTCCCACGCCCTCCCTCCAATATATGGTCTAACCCCGCCCCCTTCAAGAGGTCTCGCAAACGCCTACCACCACTTTCCGGTTCATCATCACTCTCGCTATCACTATCACTATCGTCAAACTCGCTAAATACCGGAGATGGTGGATTGCTTTCCACTATTCCCGGTTGTGCGACTAATTCTGGAATTTCGGGCAATAGCGGTGGTAGAGGTGCCTCGTCCTCTACTGGTTGAGGAAGTCCATAATGTGCTAAATGTAGTTGTGCCTCCGCCTCTCCCCTATCATTTGCCTCCTCTTCGGCATTTGCTTGTGCTTGTTGCTGGGCTTCACGGGCGAGTTGCTCTCGTATTAGACTACGAAAGTTCGCCAAGAGGTCATCATCGTTCGGTTTTCTAGGCGGTTCCATACGCCCACCTCTGCGAACCATTTAATGTTTCTATAATAGGCAATGAATAAAATGTGGGGATGGACGGCTAACGCTAACTATCTCGTTCGGGCGGGTCGTGCTACCATTACCATACAGATGCCCCCCGGAACTACACTGAAACATATCACAATCAATAAATGTCCTACGACTGGTGGGATGGAACTGAAGGGTCAATTAACAGCATTTAATTTTGTTCCTCCTACATATAAGGAAAATGGCTCGTCAAGCACGGAAGCAACTGGCGGATATGAGAGCGATGGCTCACCAAGCCGAACGCCAGAATATCATTGACCCCCGTCAGCCTAGCACAGCGGAACTCTTTGAAGAGAGTGATTATGCGAATGAACTCACGGGCGTTTCTGGACTGGTCGCCCCCGCTGGTGCCCCATCCGCCTACAAGGATAATTCGGCGATGATGGGAGCCCCGCCCCCTAACCCTTATACGGATGATGAGGGCAAACCACGGCACGGAACTGAAACTCACTTGGTCCTCGGCTCGGGTAAGGCTCACGGCGAGGCTCACGAAATGGGTAAGAAACTGCGTGAATACCTAACAAAACTCCACGGACACGGGTATGCGGAGGCATTCGCCGGTGGCTGTGGTTGCTCCGGTTCGGGTGCGACCCCAACAATGGGTCTCTCGCAAGTGCGTGGCGGACTGAACCTCTCGGGCAATGTGGAGCAGAGTGGTTCGTATGAGGGTCTCGGTCGCCGTGTAGGCGGTCGTAAGCCTAAGGAGGCGGAGGAGTGCGATGCGGAGGGTGGTGAGTTTGACTATAATACATTCACTTGCTCCACCAGCAAACCCGCCCCATTCAAGCCCGTCCCGGCTATTCCCGGTAAGCCCGATACACCATCTGCGAAACCCGCTAATCTTAAGGTCCCGCTGTGGGTTGCGTCAAAGGATTACCCGATGGGAAGCGTAGTCCGCATCCACACTATCGGCTCTCAATTGGATGCTCTATGGTCGGCAACGGCAAATGTCGCCAAGGGTTCACCCAAACCCGCTGTTGATAACCCTCTGTGGAAGAAGGTCAGTGATACGGCACTCGGTGCGAAGAAGATGAAGGGCAAGGGTCGTGTGGTTGGAGGAAGCCGTATGGTCGGCGGACATTGCCCTACCCAAGCCCATCTGCGTGAGGAGGTTGATGGAAGCGGTAAGGCGAGTGCGACTTGTGGCGGTAAGAAGAAACGGGCATCCGCCCAGCCCGGCTCCGGTCGCTCCCGTCGTGCCGAAATCGTCAAGAAGGTTATGCGTGAGAAGGGCTTGAAGATGATTGAGGCATCCAAGTATGTGAAACAGCACGGACTGTATTGATTTTTAAACTATCCCGCTCCAGTAGAATAAATGCCCCTCCCGACCGCAATGGATATCCACAAACTTACGAATGAACTCATAATGTTAGCATCCAAGGTTGATGAGATGAAGTTCCTAGTCAGCAGTAACCAGAGCGAAATCGCCGATGCCTATAAGACCATACAAAACGATTTTGAGTTCAAACTCCGCAAACGGATAAATGACCTATGGCTTTACACAAACGACAGCACCGATAAACTCTAGAGGTGATTAATGTAGATTTTTAATTCTAACGCTAACATATAGACTATGTCGGCGTTTGGAACAAAGAAGCGTGGAGGCGATGTCGCCTTACAAATGACCTTCCCAGAAGTGAAGGCATCTGCTACGGCTCTAATGGACCCTCATCCCTATGGGTTCGTAGAGGGGGAGACTTTTCAACGGGCGGACCTCCCCGTCGCCCACGACTTACAACAGCGTTACCACGAGGAGAAGCGTCAGTATGCGAACCGCAATGCGATGAACTGGGTTCATAACAATGGTCGCACTCGGTGGCTGATGAACCACAACACTTTCGGCTACACCCAGCCCCACCCAGTGCTTTCACAGCGTGTCTTCGCCAACCCATCCAACGGCAACACTTCGGACATCTACCCCGCTCGTCGCACGATGGGTGCGGGTAATTCGCAGACGGGCGATGCCCCCATTAAATGCTCGGCAACGGGACTACAAGGTGGTATCCTTCGCACTCACCAAGGGCAAGACTACTACAAGAAATTGATGTCTGCTCGTATAGACCAGTTGAATGCTATTGCTTCGGCTGTCCCGCAGTCTACCGAGGGAGCATTACCGAATGCTGGTTACCCCGATGTGAAGAGTGATGATACAGAAGTTGTAAGTGATAAAGTCGTTCTGGAACTCAAGTCGCTGATGGAGCAGATTTTGACGGAGTATGAGACCAACGCTAACCAAGCCGACCTTTCAACACCTCTACAAGCATCGCTCTTCAAAACGATGGTGGATGCGGTCCGTCTACTGGCTCGGGTTGCGGTCATCTTCACCCAATATGATTTTGAGGATTTATTCCGTTATCTGGATACACTTGTGCGTCTGGCTCAATCTATGGTTGGTGCGAGACAACAAGGCGGTGAAGTGGTCCAGCGTAGCGAACTCCGTAATCTAAAACTCCTTATGGGGATGCTGAACTATTGTGTTGGAATGGCGAAAGTCATTAATAGACCTTTAGAAGAGAAGAAAATTATAAGTGCGTCACTTCTCAAGGAGACGGGTCTAACGAAACTCGCCCCCGATGAGGGGTCATTACCGGGTGCTGGTGATGAAGCGAAGTATCGTCGTCGCTGGTTGGCGGATAATACTGCTACGAAGGCATCTTTTGAACTTCGGGAAATGCGTGAGTTTGCCCGAATGCTGGGTATCCGTATCAAGGTCGGTAATACCTATACAAGTCGTGCGTCTCTGGTTCAACAGATTAATGAGAAAGTTCAACCCGAAGAAGAGAGCGAAGAGGAGGAGGAAGAGGAAGGTGAGGAGGAAGAGGAGGAGGAGGCACCCCCAGCACCCGCACCACCAGCACCACCCGCACCCCCAGCACCACCAGCACCACCCGCACCACCCGCTGGTCGTGGTCGGTATATGGTCGGCAAGATGAAGGGTCGTGCGAGACTGAACCCCGCTGACTTCAAAGATGATGCGAAGTTTGATATTGATACTCGTGTTCGCTTTGGTGACCGCCAAGGTGCCTATCTCGGCGAACAGATTGGCGAACAAGTGCCGGTGATGCCCGTCCCAGTCCCAGTGGAACCCGATGGAACATACATCCACCCCGGCTCTGGCTACACTCGCCCAGTATTCCCCAAGATACCCATCAAGCGTAAGCCATCTAATCTAATGAAGGTCTTGAGTGGTCCGGCTCCGCCAGTCTTCCAAGACAGCAAGGACCCGTCTCAACTTGGTATCTTCAAGGCGGAGCGTATGACGATGCCGAAAGCCGTCGCACCACTTCGCCCTCCTTTTGGGTTTACCGGTGGTAAGAAAGGTCCGCTTGGGCTGACGAGGAAATTACTACCGACAACCCACGAGGGTTTCGTCCAACTCGCCGAGGTCCTACGCAAGAACGGACACACCATTCGGGTCAATAGTGGAGCACAACTCAAAAACATCCGTGCGAACTTCATCCGGAAACTGGGTCTATAAATCCATCCGGGGGGGTTCGGGGTTTTTTCGGGAAAGTCTATATAAGCAAAATCGTTATATGGGATAGAACCGGATTTAACCCCGTTTCCCCCCGCACCCCGAATGCGGACTTTGATTGAAATATAATAGCGGGTTCAGTATAGTGGGTTCGTCTATCGGTTAGGACATTCGGCTTTGAACCGAGGAAGAGCGGTTCAACTCCGCTACCCACTAAAAATATCTGCCCCTTACAAAGATGCCGTATCGTCTTCGTAAGGTGCCGAAAAAGGACTTATATTGGGTGATTGGTGAAGATGGAACCCATCATTCAAAGGAGGGTCTCCCGAAGAAACGGGCAGAGGCACAAATGAAAGCACTCTATATTGCGATGCGAAAGGAGAAGAAAGGAGGCTCCAGTTTCGCCGAGGATACACTCAATGACCCCAATGCCGGTCCAGACATCCCAGCCGATGCTATGAAGCCCAAAGGCGATAATTTAACGATGGTCGGTGGTGTGCCGTTATTTATCTACTGGACCATCTGTAGGCAAACTTACAAACTAATCCACGGCTTGTTCCCCCAGCCCCGTATCGCTAATCCCGCAGAAGGTGAGGATGATGATTATCGTCCGGGAGCAAATGACCCGGGTATATTTAAATTAGTAGCCCAAACCCCTACTATTCTGTTTTACAGCAATGGGAGTATATGTATTATTGGTTGCCGTGGGTCAGTGACGGCGGAGGATTGGAAGGCGAATACACAAATCCCACTCAACAAACTCTTATCAACGGACCGCCTCCAAAAAGACATTCAATTCATCAGCACCGAGCAGAGGAAACTACTCCAACAAAATCCTCACATTAAGTTCTATGCTACCGGTCACTCATTGGGCGGTGCGGTTAGTGATGTCCTAGTGGCTCACAACTTCGCAATCCTAGCGGTCACCTATAACCCAGCCGTAGAGCCTCAATACAAACATAGTAGCAGTAACCACCGCATCTATAATGAGTGGGACCCTCTGTATGCGATTATGGGTCGCTTCGCTAACACATTTCAAGTTCGTCGTGGTGATAAGCGACCGNATAACTGGCTAGAGATGTTTGCTAAACTCACCCCGTGGGGTCTAATCTATACGAAGGCAATGGGGGCACTCTACGCCCATCAGTTAGAACGCTTTATGGGCGGAGGTAAGGCGAAGGCAAAGAATGCTCTGTATGGCGGACAGCAGTGCCGGACCTTCACACAACCGGAATGCGAGAATGAACTCTCTGGCTACTATGACCCCGACACAATGAACTGCTTTCAAGATGGTGTGAATTTGGGTGAGAAGGATTGCGACGCACCCGCACCACCACCATTCAATCCAGTCCCCGCCGAACCCGGTAGACCCGACCAGCCCGGCATCCCAGCAGAGTTCAAACCCGGTAAGCGTCCGCCCAGTGGATACAGACCCGACTTGAAACCCGCCGAACCCAGCACACCCGGCATTCCAGCAGAGTTCAAGCCCGGTAAGCGTCCGCCCAGTGGATACAGACCCGACTTGAAACCTAACGAACCCAGCACACCCGGTATTCCAGCAGAGTTCAAGCCCGGTAAGCGTCCCCCCAGTGGATACAGACCGGATTTGAAGCCACCGGTTGAACCCGACCCAAAAGGCGTTGAACCTTGGGAGAATAAGCCTTATACGACTGGAACAATCGTTTCATACAAAGGTTTGGTTTTCAAATGTATCAAAGATGTCCCCGAGCGTTCCCCTACGGACCCCATTCTCCCTACCGGTAACTTCCTATCAAAGACCTACTGGGACAGAATTACCATTACCCCCTCTTCAGTTACCCCTACAAACATACCGGGTGTTGGACCACCACCCAAATGCTGGAACTCAAATCCGGGCGGTGAAAAGGCGGTTATTGACGAGCAGATGAAACGGGAACCGCTGTTCGCCGGTCGTGTAAGGCAGATTAAACTGGATATTGTAAGAGAGGTAGTGTATTCCACAGCCCAACAAGCCGGAAATACTGTATATGGACGGACGAGTGGAGATTGTTATGCCTACATTGACGATAACTTCAACTGGCAGACTAGCGGGAAAAATAGTAAAGACAGCCGAGGACCTTGCTTTCCGTATGACCCGCCATCCGGCGATGCCTCGGGGATATGGGATGGAAATTTCTTGAACCACCAAATTCCAGAAGCGGAGAAGACAGAGCAGAGTATAATCAATAGACTGGCGAACAAGGGATGGCTAGACGCACAATTTGAAAATGCCCTTGTAGAAACTTGGGCGGATTATGCGAAGAAAATACCAGTATGGGCGAAAAAGGCAACGCAAGGTTCGCTAGGTCCTTGTAAAGAGATGGACCCTAAAGAGCATTACGACGATTGTGTGGCGAATGGCTACCCACAATTCAAAGATGAAACCGATTTTAGAAATGGTCTTGCTGATACATACCATTTCGTAACCCCCGCTCAAGCAAGGGCTAAAGGACTAATCCCGAATATTGGAAATCCAAACACCCCTAGAGGAACGGCACCGGAAGGAACTGGCTATTTCGTTGAAGGAAAGGATTATGTGGTTTTAAGAGAGTTTTTGTGGAACCCAGATGAAGCACAAGAAAATATATCATTTACTGCCGATTGGGCTACATCTGGAGAATACCCCGGTGTAAAACAAACTCACGAAAGAGCGAATGGTAAAAAGACCCGACTAGGTGCTCCCGATGGATGGGACGGCAATATTGAGTTTATTGACTTCACAAACCCTATAAAAGAACTCAACGACGAGTTCGTTAAGAAATACGGCACAACATTCGCAGAGTTCCAGCGATTGCGTGATGATACTTGTTCCAAGGTGAGGGATGAGAATGAACCCGTAACATACAATGACTGGTGGGATAAGATTGGAAGCAAGTATAACTCCCCTTGTCCTACCGGAACTCTCCAGCCGGGTGACCCTAACTACATTTACAATCCGGGCGTAGTGGATTTGAATACAAAAGTCTGTCGCCAGTGGCGTGTGGATGCCCGTAATCTAACGGAGATGATGCCCCCAGATGCCTTGGATAAGAACGGCAAACCAAAGGCTTGGGCGTTTGAGAACCGCATTCTACCCCAATACTGGGCGACAGACCAGTTCAAAGAGCATAGTGATAACGACCCGGGATACATAGACGATAAAGGAAAATGGGTGTGGCAACACGAGACTACAACGGCTCGTGACGCAACCGGTCTAGATGAACCACCCGTGGAAGGTTGCGACTTTCCACCACTATCGGGCACCGACCCTCAATCACTGCGATTAGGTCCCGATGAGTGCTTCTTCAAGCAGAAAGAATGGATAGACTTGCTGAAGCAACAAGAGGAGGTCGCACAATGTAAGGATGCCTCGTGCTTCCTTCGTCCAGAGAAACTACTTCCTTGGTTGGGCGATACAATAAGTGGTCTCATTAGCAATTTGATTTCCTCAAATCTTCCGGGTGGTGCTATCGCTCAACAATTAACGGAGGCGTTCTCAAGGGCAGACAAAACCTCATTCGCAAGAGGTCTCGTGAAACCGGCATTTGGATGGCTAACCAGTCAAGCGATGAATGCTTTGATGAACGCACTCAATAAAGCCGGAGATGGGGCACTTCACAATGTATTCGGTCCTACGGAGCGTAAGCAGATGATTGATAAGTTCAATGCGTCTTATCCGGCATACACAGACCCTCTTACGCAGAAGAAGGTCCCAGCCGAGAGCGAAGCAGAACGCCAGAACCGCTTACTGGCTCGTCGCACTGACCCCGATGGACCCATTTATTCGCTCCGTGCCCCAGACCAATCTTACGATAAACTCGGCTACAATAACGAATACCTCTACCAGCCCAATGCCGACACAAGTGCGACCGCAAAATGGCGTGTGCGTGGTGGTCGTAAGCCGTCATTTGAGGATAAGTTGAAGAATACGGAGATGATGGTGCGTAAGACGATTGAACTCTTCGCCAAACACGGGGCAATCAAAGAATGGGTGAGACGGGCAAAAGAGAAGAAGAACTCTATGATGAGGGGCGGTGCGAGACCTCATCATAAGTTTGAAAAGCATTTAATCTCTTACGGCATTTCGCCGGATGTCTACCTCAACCTCGCAAGACAGAAGGCAAAGAAAGCGGGTCTACAATGGAACCACCTCGGCTTCGCTGACGATGAGAAGCATAAATTAACAATCCCGAATGAGGAGGGACATCTAGTATCCTTTGGCTCTGCTGGGATGGGCGACCACATTCTTTACAGTCTGCTGAAGGACCCGAAGGCGAACCAGCATCGCACTTCTTATCTTGCTCGGGCGACGAAGATACGGGGGGACTGGAAGAAGTCGCCGTATTCGGCAAACTCTCTGGCGATAAAGGTTTTGTGGTGAAGCAATACTTAATCGTTGCTAATGTGTCTATCCAGTTCATCTTATGAAGCGGATAGAAATAAATAGTATTGAAGGTCCTCACATTAAACGGGCGTTCAGCGACTTGCCGTGGGAGCGACGACCGCCCTCCATTGACGGAGCGGAAGCCGGGGCAGACTTGTGGTAGGCATCCATCGCCTTGTGGGCGACATTGGCGAGGGAGTGGAAGGCACCGGCACCAACAAGGCGGTCCAGTTCGCCACGGGTCGTCATAGAAGCCAGAGGAGCAGAAATGATATCTTGCTCGGACAGCACACCTTTAATTATGCGACTTGAACCACGAATGCTCTCAAAGAACCCAGAGTTCGCCGTGATTACATACAACTGCGGTGTAACAGTGAAGTCGCTCTGGTTATAGACTTGGAGATTGAACTGGAGCGTGAAGTTACCCACCAGCGAAGGGGCTTGTCCGGACTGTAGCGTGATGTCTTGCGAAGGCTTGAGGACAAGGATGGAACCGGCAAGAGGGGCAGTGGAGCCGACATTGCGGGTCGTGAGGGCGACAGTTCCAGCCGTAGCCGTATTGGGCGATGTGTGACCCGCAGAAGCCGTCTGCCCGACTGCGACCTTGCCTTGACCGGACCAAGTCGCCCAGTCCATATCCAGACCATTCTTGACGGACATATTGTAGAGTTCTTGCGTGGTAACAGAGGATAGCAGACCGGAGAAGTTATCAAAGTTCACTGATAGAGGCTTGGAGTTGACCGAAGTCGCAGCCGAACCTTGTCCCAGAGACAGATACCAATCGGCTTGTTGGTAGTCCGCAACTGGGGCACCCGTCGCACCCGACAGACCCGCCGAGGGAATGGTGTAGCCACTGGACGGCTTACAGTAGATAATGAGTAGGTCAGGGATGGTTGGGAGTGTTATCGTCTGCGAGGTTAACTGAACTGTTCCGCCGGGTGCTAGGGCACCGCTGGGCTGGGAGATGTAACGAGGGAACTCCATATACGGCACTACGCTCTTGGGTGGTAGTGGAACATCTAAAGAAGGGGTCAAAAAGGTTACATTCAGCGTTGTCTGGTTGAAGACTTGACCGCCATTGACCGCCGTATTGAACGCCAGTGAGCCGGGGACAATCTGGCGACCATACGCCCAAGTGGAGCGGAAGGTGCGGAGTTGACCGGCGGGTTGTAAGTTAGCAACCAACTGGATATTGTTAATGCCGAATAGACCAGTGTCCCACTCGCAGTGGTCGGCGAAGACGAAAGGCGACAGCACAATCGGCTCCGTCGCCGTCCAGTAGACATAGACGGGGAGTGCTTGACCCGCCGTGCCGGGACCCGAGGCGACTGTTACGACGGGGAGACCGGACGCAGTGGTAACTGTGTAGGTCGTTGTCGTGTTAACATCCGTAATGGTATTCGCATACGCACCGCCCACAGTTCCCGCCTCGTTGGTGAAGTAGAGATTGGGGAAGGCACCATTGGCGATGTTATCGTAGTCCGTGCTGTCGCTGTAAGAGCCGATGGGGTTATTGTTCGCACCGAAGGCATCGTTGTAGGTCGCATACTTATCCAGCATCGTCGGGGCAGTGCGGACGAGGCGGTTCTTCTTGTAATCCGTTAGACGGAGAACCTCCTTCAGCACATCTTGAGAGTTGAGGATGACCGTAGTGTCGTTAATCGTCGCTTGTAGCGTCGCACAGAGGGAGTTGATGGGGAACGCCGTGAGGGCAAAGTCGTAGCCGGGGCGAATGAGGACATCGGTAGACACCCACGCAACGGTCGTGCCTTGGGCGGACCCGCTGACCTTGACGACATTGAAAGTCTGGTAGCAACCAATGGACCACTGAACCTTGCGGTCTACGAACACATTCTCGCTGGGGACATAGATGTTAAAGGTCATCTGGGACTGGGTCGCAGCGATTGCGTTAAAAGGTGCGTTCGTGAGCGAGAGGGCACCCTTCTCAACAGCATACTTCGGGCGGGACTGGACGATGCGTCCGTCCATAACAGTCATCTTCTCAATATCGGCGGACATCCTTTGTATATTCTGGAGGGCGATAATTATTCAGCCGGTTAATTAATCCAAACGGGGTTTCGGGGGGTTTCGGGGTATTTTTGGAAAGTATCCCGAAATCTATTCTCGCATAGGGGAGGTCGGCTAAAAAATCCCGTTTCCCCCCGGGGCGAGGCGGTGGCTAGAAAGCATCTTTTGTGTTCGCCAGTCCCTTTTTGCGGAACATCATCTTGATGCTGACCGATGATAGGTTAAACATATTCACCGGGTATAACTGTCCGTCAAGGCGACCCTTCCACCACAACTGAATGTCTAGGGAGCGGAGGTCTTGGGACCCCGCAATGTCGCTCATACGGAACTGGGCTTGAGGCTCATACTTAATGAACCCACGATAGGCATCGGCTCCGTGGTCGGCAAGGTCTATTTCAAGGTCTCCAACAATAGGCTGGAAAGCGGATTTGGTGGTAACGGCAGAGTTACCCAAGTTGCCGTTGCCGAGGACGGTCGGGTCGCTCTGCTCCTCCTTCGTCACTGGGATGAGTTGAGAGGTGAAGACGAGGGAGGCAATCGGCGACCACATCGTATCCACACACGCAAAGTCTTGTGCGACCGCCCAATAGACCTTCTGGTAGTTGATAGTCGTTGTAGGGACAAAGCCTAGCGGGGGTGTTCCCGAGTAGGGAGCAAGGCGGAAGTCATTTACATTTGTATAAAAGGCGTTTGTGAAGAATACTTCGTTTGTCGCACCGAATAAGCCCGTTGTTGGACCCGCTCCATTGATAGTTGTCGGTCCTAGTGATGGGGCGGACCAAGTGGGTGTGCCGGGGACCGCTTGGACGGTAATAGGGACTGGGACGGTCGCCAAGTTCCAATAGAGTGAGGAGAAGCCAGAGAGGAGACCATACATATTGTTATTCATAAACATACGACAGTATGGGGCGACAAGAGGGGTTCCCGAGGTTGTCCCCGCCGTGAAGGTTGTTAGACGCTGACCGAAGCAGTCGCTATCCGCATAGAGTGTTATGGTATGGCTTTGTGTATCATTAGCGTTCCATACTAGACGGGGAGGCACACCGACACCATTACAGAATGCTTCAAATGTAGCGTAGGGCACTGCGTCACTCGTTTGACTAGCCCAATTGACCCTAAAAGCGAGATAGACTTGTATCCACGCACTGATGAGGGTAGTATTCATTAGATTGACGACATATGAATAGTCATTCGCCCACCACCAACGGGAGGTTAGGTTCTGGTAGGTAATCGCTCCGGCAAGTGGGGCGGGTGCTACAACTGGGTTATTATTCTGCGGGACCCATAAGAGGAAAGTCTGCGGAGAGCATACGGAGATGGTAATATTAGGACCGCTGGTCTTCCACTGTTGCTGGTATGAGAGTGTAAAAGAATAGACTGTAGGGACGGTGCCTTGGGTGGGGTCATACACTATACTTCCGTCAGTTACCACCTCGGGACAGAAGAGGGGTAAGTCCAAATTCGCACCATTCATTGAAAAGCGGATAATGCTAAAATGATAGTCTTGGATGTTATAGAGGATAGGGCGGTCACGAGTTTCGTTGAAACGAACTTGAGGGTCCAAGAGTGCTATGCCCCCCACACTATCAATCTGGCTGTTATTGATGATGTCGGCGTTATAGTAGAGATAGTCTGGACTATCGGCACTTCCGCCCCTTATATTCATTCCACTACGACGGAGCATTTCTATATGTTGGACGCATTTTATTTTTTGAGGGCATTGTATGTAAGACCGGAGACGAAATTATCGGGGGAGAGACCACTTTGGCGGACACACGCATCATACTTATCAATGGTGTAGGGAGCATACAGAAGCCGAGAAACGGCGTGGCGACCGCAAGTTGCGACGGATGCTTTCTCTTGCTGGAAGCCTTTGGTATTGTAATAAACTGGCTTTCCCGATGCTCGTAGAAGTTTTGTGAGGTAGGGCTGGTCTATGTCTAGGGACTGAAGACGGGACTGCGACAGCCCCTCTTTCTGCTCTTCTGGAGCATCTCCATAGGGGTCAAAGAACTCAATGTGGTCCGGTCGCTTAATCATCGCTACCCAATGACCCATTGTAGGCGATGCGTTCGGCACCAGCATCACACAACGCCCCTTGTTATCAAAAGCATCCTCAATACTACGCATTTCACCGAGCATTGGGTAGGTTATGATACTTATGTCGGGACCAAGGATTTTCCGGATGTCGCCGTCACTTAATGCGTATTCCTTCACCTTTGCGACACTCATTTAACAAGGATAAATATATTTCTCCTTACAAAGATGGCTTCTCCTTATGCGAATTGGTCGGCAAATGCTTATTACAAAATAGGCGATATAGTTCAATACCCAACGGGTTCGTTTTTTCAAGCAATCCTAGCAAATATCGGTGTGCCCCCCAGTGCTTCTTCGCCGTGGTCGGCATACAGCCCGGTCACTTTAGAAAGCGTGACGGCACTAAACGGAAAGACCGGTGCTCTTAGTATCGTAGCCGGAACAAATGTAACAATAGATACTACTGTGCCGTCGCAGATTAAGATTAATGCGGGAGGTGGTAGTGGGGGAGTGGTGAGGGTCAATCCGGGAGACTATATTCTAGTAGATAATACTAATCAATCACAACCCATTGTGAGCGTAAATGCTGGTGAGGGTCTTGTTGGTAGTGCTGATGATGTGCCCTCTTTAACAGTTCTTGCCGGTAGTGGTATCAATGTTAGTAAGGATGGTGTGAGTGTAAATGCTGGAGGTGGTCTCACTATTAGTGAAGGTGCTCTAGCCGTTGACTATGGTTATGGACTTCTGGTTACTGATGAAAATATACTACAGAATACTGGTATAATTTCACTAACTGCGGGAACTGGCTTGGCTTCTACGGGCGGACAGAACCCTACTATCACAAACAATGGTATAATTTCACTAACTGCGGGAGAAGGAATAAGTTCTACGGGCGGAAAGAACCCTACCATAACAAACGATGGTATTCTTTCAATAACTACGGGGTCTTTTTTGGTTTCTACGGACGGACAGAACCCTACCATATCCGCACTTGTCCTCCAAAACACTGGTCTTGTTATTGATACAACAGACCCAGACAAGCCGAACCTCTACCTTAAGCACGGCGAAGGTCTTGATGTGACTGTTAATTCCGAGTTCATTGGAACACTCGTGAATTCGGGTATTCTTACACTAGATGTGGGGGTTGGTTTGGATAGCACGGGCGGACAGAACCCTACTATCACAAACAACGGTGTTATCGCAGTAACTGCGGGAACTGGAATAACTTCTACGGGCGGACAATACCCTACTATCGCAAACAATGGTATAATTTCACTAAATCCCGGGGAAGGAATAACTTCTACGGGCGGACAGAACCCTACCATAGCAAACAGTGGTATTCTTACAATAGATGTGGGGACTGGTTTGGATAGCACGGGCGGACAGAACCCACTTCTCGTAAATCAAGGTATTATTACACTAGATGTGGGGAGTGGCTTGACTTCCACGGGCGGACAATTCCCTACTATCGCAAACAGCGGTGTCCTAGCCCTCACGGCTGGAACTGGAGTTACGATTACTGGTAGCCCCAGCAACTATACAATCTCGGCATCCACCCCGACAATATACACCGGAACTTATTACACTTACACTACTCAAACTATCACGGGAGGTCATACATTCAATGGTAATTTGGTATGGACTGGAGAAGCATACAGCACTCCATCATCAATGTCTCTTGCTACTCAAAGTGGTGGTACGGGTTCAATGACGCTTTGGCGTTGCCCTAAAAGTGGTGTGTGGTCTATAAGCCTATCTATGACTGTTGATTATACTACGTCTATTTTTCCTACATACATAGTAATGATACAATACATTAATTCAACGAAATATTACTTACCTCTACTAAATGTGATTGGAGGAGTAGGGATAACCGGAGCACATTGTACTTCTATGACTGGAACTAATATTCTAACTGAAGGTTCGTATTATGTAATCAGCACCGAACCAGCCTCTACAGTTGATGTAACCTTTGTCCCTTTCTGTGCTTGGACGCTAACCTATTTGGGACCAAGTCCGTAATAGAAAGTATTTTCTTTTACCTTATAAAGATGGCTTCTCCTTACGCAAATTGGGAGAGTGGTGCGTATTATAAAGTCGGCGATATCGTTCAGTATCTCGGTGTCTATTACAAGGCAATTGTAGCGAACATAGGCGTAACCCCGAGTGCGTCCTCGCCGTGGTCTATTTTTGTCCCTCCCACACAATTCCCTTCGGGTGTCTTTGATTGTGCGAATGCTTCACTACAGAGTATTCCTATAACGGGATTATCACAATCCAGCCTTGTAAATATCACATTCATTAATGGTGATGGGGCTAATCCTTCCCCCAGTATAACTTCCTATGTTGCTTCAGCCAATCAATTGGACCTCCAGTTCAGTGATGTTATAGGGGGTGATAAGAGCAAGATTATATGGTCTGTCGCAAAGTTCTCATAATATAGTAAGATGTCCGGTTCATTTCTTGATGCGTTACAGATGGGCGGGGCGAGTGCGTCAGTCATAGCCATAATGTTTGGGGTTTACAAACTCCTAACATTAGCCATTAATCACCGATGTCGTAGCGACTGCTGTGGTCGCTTTTTCAGTCTAGGAATTGCGGTGGAAGAAACGACACCGCCAACGCATCGGCTTTCAATAGCGGGGGAAGCCACGCTAAATCATCGTCTGCTGGGCGTGTATCAATCGTCGGGAATGCCCGGTGATACTCAACCCGGATTTTCTCCAACACCTCCAATACCTTTGGTCCGTCAAAAAACTTTTCTAGTAGCGAATAGAAGTCATTGGAGCGGAGTTGAGGAGGATACGAGTTCCCTCTCACCCAGTCGTCAATCCACCTCTCCACCCATCCCGCCATCATTGGGTCACCTCGGGTCGCATTCAGTATCTTCTTCGCCGTCGGCACACTTATAAATGCTTTAGGCTTCGCAAACAACTTCTGTATCTTCTTTTGTAATTCCGCCCGTGTTGGCGGTGCTTTCTCCTTCTTCTCCTTCTTTGGTCTCAACGGGGAGTTCCACTCTATGTTCGCCGACATTCTCCTTATCAGTAGTCATTAGAATAACTTGACGAAGCACTTTCTTAAAGTCCTCCGCCTTGATACCTACACCGATAATCAAATCCAGTTGGTTCTCTGTCGTCTCTGTTGTCGTCAGTTGCGAGTAATGGAGTGTCGTTTTGAATACGGCTTTCGTCGCAATCTGGATACATTTGATTAGCATCTTGAGGAACGGCTCACATTTCTCCTTGGTCGGGAGTTCCCACTTGACGAAGAAGATGCCGGGCTTATTAAGTGCCTTGGATTTATTCGTCTCCTCCGCCACCAGAAGGCAAAAACGCATAATCTCGTTGTTCGCATTGGTTTCGGTAATCTTGACGAACGGCTGTGGATTATGGGAGGGCATTCTATATTTTAGGAGGGGTTTGATTTTAGGCGACCGACCGGGGAAACGGGGGGGAACGGGGAAAATTCGGGTAAGTTTCCAGCCAGACTTTCTCACGAGGGGGAGGTTCCCAAAAAAACCCCGTTCCCCCCCGGAACCCCGCACCGGCTGAAAGTCTAGCCCCCTAGTAAGAATGCGTCTTTTGATGTTTTTATTGTGGGGCATAAGTAGTATCGCTACCAACACAACAAGCCCATCACTCACCCGTTCACGCATCGCCACCCCTACTATCACAGCCACCCGTAGTCGGCTATTCAGCCCCACCAGCACAGCCACCCGTAGCCGTCCATTCAGCCCAACGGCAACGCATACGGGGTCTGGACGAACCACCGGCACTGCTACGAACACCCATACACCCAGTTCAACTTGGACGGCAACTCGCACCGGCACGGCAACAGACACCGGCACCCCCTCGCATAGCAAAGGGGTAAGTGAGACCCGGACCGGCACCACATCCCCGACCCCCCCCTCTACAGTCAGCCCTTCGCCCAATCCTACACCTTCCCCTCCCTCCCAAGTCGGTAGTGCCGTAAATGGAGTTCCCTCACAAGAAGCCCCTAACCTTCAATACATCGCCATTGGTTGCGTAATGGGTGCCTTGGTATTAATGACGGCTGTTGTGATTACCATCCTCAAAACCAAACAGAAGAAACCTCTTCATTATACCCCAACCACAATGACTGCCGTCCCTACCTTGCTGGATAATCCGCATCATACCGCCCTTTCCACTCGTTCGGTGATTGCTTTCCCGCCCCAGCACATCCGCTTCCCTCCACCACCACCACCCCCGGATTTTTAACAGCGGAATAATCCCCAGTAAAAAACCTATGCCTTAAGAAGAAATGAATAGCACCGAGTTTATGCTACACCTCGCCAAGACACTGGTCGCCGAGCGTAAAATTGCCGAAAGCACCGCCAATGCTTATGTTAAGGTTCTGTATGCCCTTAACGAGCGTAAGCCGTTCAAGAACCTCACCTTTCTCAAGTCCAACGAGAACATTGATAAGCGAGTTAGCGAGTATGCCGAAAGCACCCAACGGGCTGTCCTCGCCTCCGTTGTATCGGTTCTCTCGCTATTCAAGGACAAGCCCACATTCAAGAAGCCCTACACGCATTATTACGATGAAATGATGTCCCGGTCCAAGATTGCCCGTGAGAACGAGACGAAGAATGAAAAGACCGAGACGCAGAAGACGAACTGGCTGACTTGGGAGGCGGTGGAGACGCACAAGAAGGAACTCCACGAAAAGGTGGAGAAGTTCGCAAAGTCCAAGGTGCTGACCCCGGCGGAGTATGAAACACTGCTTCAGTTCATTGTGTTGGCTCTCTACACCGAGGTCCAGCCCCGTCGCAACCAAGACTATCTAGATATGTATATCGTCAAGAAGTGGACGGATGCGATGCCGAAGGACAAGAACTATCTGGATTTAGCCACAAAGCAGTTCATCTTCCACAAATACAAGACGGCAAAGAAGTATGGAGTTCAGACGGAAGCGGTCCCCGACGGACTATGGGCTTCAGTCTCCCTATTCCTCAAGCACCACCCCGGCTGGAAGGTGGTCGCCAATCGCAAGACACCCGTCAAACTCCTTGTTACCCACGGAGGAGAGCCGATTGTGGCGGTCAATGCGATTACTCGCCTACTCAATCGCATCTTTGGTAAGAAGGTGGGTTCATCAATGCTACGCCACATTTACCTATCNGACAAGTATGGCGANACCCTTGCCGAAATGAAAAAGGACAGCGAGGCTATGGGTCATAGTCTCGGCGTTCAAAAGGATTACATTAAGACGGAGGAGGGTAGCGGTAGCCCACACCTCGTAATCAGTGAGCCTACTGAAAATAAACAATAATGTCCTTCTCCTCCCGACTAATCGGGTGTTTGGGTGCGGGGACTTTCTTCTTGCGACCGGGTTTCTTCTTCTCGGTAGCAAGTGGTTCAGCGGACGGCAAAGGAACGGCAAAGGTTACGACGGGCTGGGGCGACGGAGCGTTCATCCGTAGGCGTTCTATCTTGCGGTGATAATATTCTGGGTCTCGGGAAGTGCGGTATTGGGGCTTGGCTTTACCGAAGGTTCGTTTCCATACCATACTCCTCTCTTCATTGCGTCAATAAGTTTGACGAGTTTCTTTTCCGTAAGGCTCCCCAGCACCTCATCGTTATTCAAGCCACTAAATCTCAATCGCATAGGCGGACACGCATCTGCGATTGCTTTTTCTATGATAACTTTGTTCTTTGTAATCTTGCTACGGGTGTATTTCGCAACACGCTTTTCGTCCGGCATTTTGCCTCCCCACCCCCGCCAAAAGGACCTTCAATTTTGTCCGGTTGAAAAACTGGTTGATTGACTGATTTTATAAAACATTACCCCCTCCCCAAACTAAACTTTTTCTCTATTCTTTAAGCCATCACTCCTCCACAAAGTGATTTCCCTCTGGCTCGTCTGGGATGATACCCGCATACTTCACGCACTCGTCACCCTTGCCCGGTCGCCCACCGACCTCAAAGCCACAGCCGAGCAACGCCTTGCGGAGGGCATCGTATTTGAGGTCAATGCCCTCGTCCTTGGCGGTCCGCTTGAGTTCGGTAAAGCGAACCTTGTGCGTCGTCCAGTCGGTGGGACGCTTGTCGGCGGGGCAAGTCTTGTAGTTGATGAGCGTAAGGCGGACCCAGTTGCCGACCACATCCGCCGTGTCCTTGGCTTTCTTCTCGGCGACCTTCATCTTCTCCGGTGGTTCCATCTTGGGATTAGCGATGTAATCATTGGCTCCCAGCAAAGCCCAAAGCATCAGCCCCTCCTTGTTCGCCATCAGCCGATTGACGAAGGTGTTGTCCTCCATCAGCACATAGCCTTGGTCCTTGAGTTCTTGTGGAGCCTCATCATACTCTTGCTGTGTCTTACAGAACTTGGTATTCATCTCACAGCACCGATAGCGACGGGCGACACCGGCATCCACGGGGATTTCGGGATACTCGTTGGTTGCTACGGCGATTTTACAGATGGGGACGAAGGTGATGTCCTCACCGAAGAGCGTTCGGGTGTTGAGTGGCTCATCGCCCGAGGCGATTTGCTTCAGCAACATATGGTTCCACTTGCCGTTGGGTTCGCTCAAGTAGGCATAATGCTTTCCATTGAGGGCGAAGAGGGCGGGGTTGGTCTCCCCCTTATCGTCAAGGTTCTTCACCTTCAACTGCTTGAAGAAGGGAGTGTTTTCGTCGCCTAGGAAGCCGAGGAGCATTGGGACGATGCGACCCCAGAGGAGCGACTTCCCGTTGGAGGCGACATTGCCGTAGACGACAAGGAACTCTTGACGGCTGGTGCTGTCGGTGAGGCAGTAGCCGACCCAATAGCGGACGAAGCGGATGACCTCCTCGTCGCCACGGAACCAGTCCTTACACGCCTTGTTGATGTCCGTCATATCAGCGTCTGGACGATAGGCGATGGGGATTTTGTAGGTCCAGAAGTGCGTCCGCTCGTAAGGGACGAGACGCTTTTCGGCAAAGACCCACACGCCGTTGAGGAGTGGAAGCAGACCCGGCGATTTGTTGAAGAGGATGGCGGGGTCCTCGTCCTTTTCCGTCCCGCAATACTCTGGGGACGGGAGGAACTGGTTGACGAGGCTGACGATGCCCGTCCCGCCGAGGTATTTGATGGCGTTCGTAACGAGTTTGAGCGTTGATTTCCGCTTATCATCGCCCTCATCGCTTCCGTCGCTGGGCGGGATGTCGCCGAGCAACTTGTAGCAGATATTGGTCGTCACCTCGCCGAAGAGCGAGTTGATACGAGCGGGGTTCTCGCATTTGACCCAAAGCGTCCGGCTATCGTCGTAGAGGTAATAGCATTTATGGACGCTAGAATAAACAACATCCCCAGCCATTGCGATGTGGAACATCTCGCAATAGGCATTGGAGGTGCCTTTCTTTACTAACGCCCAGAAGCCTTTTTTTGCGTCCTCAAAGTATTTCGTTGGGTTACACTTCTTCGCCCAGTGCTTGAGAGAGCCCATTGAGAGGCGACCCTTGGGGTTCAAAGCATCCCAAGCACGAGCAGAAGCGTTTGCGTGAGCGTCTGTGTCGTGCCGAGGTGAGCGACGGCTGTGCTTGATGAAGATGCCCTTGGCGTGGTCGCTGTTGGAGAGCGTCTTGAGACACAGCCCGAGGCGGAACCAGTTGTCGTAGGAGTTGAGCCATTCGGGCGTGAGGCACGAGCAAAGCGTATCCAGTTGCTGGATGAGCGATGGAGGAGCCTCGGTCGGTGCGATGAAGTTGACGGGTTCCACGGGAGCACGACCGGCACCGGCGTTGGGCGGTGGGTTGGCTGGACGAGCCTCGCCTTGGCGTAGCCCACGAGGGTCCATCATCAGCCACTGGTAGACAGCGGTTGGAAGGGCTGGGAGGTCGTCAAGCGTCGGTGGGAACTTGAGCCACTCGTAGCGAACCACATCGTCGCCGACTGCGTAGGTGGTTGGCTCGGCAAGGATGAGGTTGTTATCGCCGGTGATTACATCCACGGCGAACCCGTTGACCTTCGTCAGCACCCCCTTGGTGATTTGCGAGAAGGCGGGGAACACATAGTGGTGTCCCTTACGGGTCTTGGCGACCATACCGCAGTGCTCGTCAAGGATGGGCTTGATGAACCGGGTCCCCTCGTCGTCGTCATCCAAATCTACGACCATTAGGTCCTTGAGGTGGATGATGACGGCGTTGCGGTCGTGAGCCGGGGTCTTGCCGAGGTGTTGACGGAGACCGCTCTTTTTCTGCTGGGTAGCGTCCCACCACAGCGGGGTGCGTTCCCAATGAAGACCGAGTTGCTCGTAACGGGCGGTGATGTCGGGGGGCATTTCTTCTACTCTATTGCTTGAAATTAATCTATCCATTTTTACCTTGGGGATAATCTTTTTTACTTGAGCCGGAGGGTGCGACATTCAAAACGACGGGGGGATGCTTTCCGTAGAGGGGCAAAAGAGGCTATCAATTTTGTCTACGGGGGGCTGGAAAAAACCCCGTTTCCCCCCGGGGTCGGACAAAATTGATGGCTCTAACCAGCCTCCGTTGGTAAGCATCCCCCCCCGCTGACGACTATGGACGCTCTTACCCGCCTCCGTGAAGCCATTGAAGAGACCCACGACGGCTCCCGTCCGCTGAATGACGAGACCTATCGCACAATGATGGAGGACCTCCGTAAGGTCTATCAATCCATCCCACAGCAAGTGGAGCGACCGGCAGTAATGGTCGCCCAACAACCAATTGCCGGTCCAACTGAAACTGTAGTCAACTGGAACGGCGTTCCATCCAATACGCCGGGCGACCATACGATACAAATCCCCACAAGCGAATACATTGTGATGAAGAATGCTATTAGGAACCTAACGGGTGCTTACCAGTTCGGCGATTGGATGGTCCCAATAGTATCGTTGATGATAACGAAAATGAACGCTGGAACGCTGACGAAGCGTGGTATGGAGGATATGACCCAGTATCAAAAGCATCTGTTTGATACGATTGCTCGTCACATCTACAATCAGCACGGCGGAACTTACAACGCCGAGTTCTACGAGAAACTATCAAAGACTTGGTGGTGGCGGTCCTTTATCGTCAATCGGGTCCATAGAGAGAATAAGATGTGTGTATCCAAGTGGCTAATGTGGTATCATAAGTTTATGGCGACCAACCCAGATGAACTGGCTAACCCAAAACACCTCCCGATGGTCTGCTATTTCTCGCTCGGTCGCAACGCCAACCTTGTTGGCTCACTGCTGAAGTTTGAGGAGATGATGGAGGCGGGTCGTAAGGGCGGAGACTTTGTTGCGAACCTCAAGAAGACCAATACAGAACGGCTTCACAAACTCTCCATTACGCTCCGTCGTAGCGACAAGTCCACAACCTTTGAAGCCTACACCAATCTTATCAAGATGGGTAGCGTAGCCGGTATCACCGATTGCCTCCACCAAATCATCTTCCTAATGGATTTCCTAGAGGGGAAGGTGAATACCAAGGTGATGAAGACGGCGATTGATATTGATGAGCGGGNCTACCCACCGACGCTAGAGATTTCGGGTATCACCGCACATACCAAGGATAAGCGTCGTGAATACAAGGATAGGCACGAGCAGTTCATNATCCGATACATCAGCAAACTAAATAACGGNGAATGAAAAATAGGGACCCATAGTAATGTCGTGGGTAGTTGCGATACCATCCTATAGTCGCCCAGAGGTGGTAAAAAAGAAAACACTACAATGCTTGAAGGACGGCAAGGTTCCAGCAAGTCGTATTTTTGTATTCGTTGTGAAGGACCAGTTGGAGGAATACGAAAGTATCGTTCCCAAAGAACTCTACAATAAAATGATTGTAGGTGAAAAGGGATTAGTCAACCAGCGTCAGTTCATCAATGACTATTTCAAAAAGGGTCAAGATATCGTTTGTATGGACGATGATATCCGGGCATTAAAGCATCTCACAACAAGCGATACAAAGGATAAATCTAAAAACAAGATTGCCGTCGTAACTGATTTGCCGAAGTTTTTTGATATGGCGTTCAAGGTGATGAAGGAGAACAAAGCAAACATCTGGGGTATGTCCGCCGTCGCAAATCCATTCTATATGTCTGATAAAGTTACGACCGACCTCAAATATATTGTCGGGGCATTCTATGGTATTCACAATACCAAAGACCCAGCCTATGTCTTGAAGTTCGGCGATAATCAAGAGGACAAGGAACGAACGGCTCGGTATTTCAAGAAGGACGGGGTCGTAGTGCGATTTGGTGCCTATGCTCCAGTCACTACTTATTATGCCCCCGGTGGTTTGGATAGTTCTACTCGCAAAGCGGAAACCAAGGCTGGGACTGAAGTTCTAATGAAAGCCTTTCCGACATATTTCAAGCAACTCTACAAGTCTGCTCGTGGTATCTACGACCTCCAGTTCAAGCGTAGTGTAGGAACTGAAGGTAGTGGTAGGGTGCGTGAGATTGATACGGAGGAGACGGGCATTCAAGTGCTTCCTATTCGCAGTAAGTCGGCGTATGAAAAAGCGAAGTCAGCATTGCTGGACGAGTTGAAAGAAATCACCATAAAGCGTTTAGGGAAACCGGTAAAGGATGTAGAGAAACCCGTCACTGGTCGTGCGGATGTTATAGGAACCATAGGACGAACAATGACGATGGGATATGGTATGGTGAAGTTCAGAGGATACAGAGAGTTTGTATGGAACGAGAGATATCCAGAACTGCTGAAGCGTCTCGTTGCGTTCGGCAATCGTGTAGTTCCTAAAGGTTGGGATTACGAGACTATCACAGTGAACCACGGGGTCAAAGCAAAGAAGCACAAGGATAGGGGCAATGCGGGTGATAGTGTGATTATAGGAATAGGTGATTTCACCGGCGGAGATATCAAGGTCTGGGATGAGGAGGATAAGAACCCAAAGGAATACAATCTCCACGACCAACCTTTAATGTTTAATGGAGCGAACCATTTTCACCAGACTATGCCGTTCAAAGGGGACCGATACACATTCATCTTCTATCGGCAGAAACGGGAGGGGCATAGCAAGGGAGTTACGATGGTGGGTAAGGGAGAGGAGGATGAAGAGTTGGAAGGGGGTATCTTTGCCTAGCGGGGGGAAACGGGATTTTTTAGCCGACCTCCCCTATGCGAGAATGGTTTCTAGGATACTTTCCAAAAAGACCCCGGTTCCCCCCGGAACCCCGTAGGACAAAATTGATAGCCCTTTTTTTGTATNATTGGACCGCACCTCCCCAGCCATTTGGAAAAAATTGATAGGTCCATCCANCCTTTATCCGTTTTCGTCCCCAAGCCTCCAATACCTTTCCCTTCCAATATGCCCGTCCAATACGCTTTCCTTATTCACGGCGAGATGCCTTTCAACCGCAAGAATGCTACGCTGATGAAGTATTACCAAGAGGCTCTCCTCATCCTCCTCCTCCAATGCGAACACCCGTTCAACAACGCCCGTCAAATCAATACATATGTGAACGCCCTCAAGAAGGAGCCGGTCAAGGCGTGGTTCTATTGGAAGACCACGCTACCCGATATTGCGAGTCCGATGTGCGGTCTGTGGATTGCCGTTGAGAACGGCAAGGTCATCGCCGTCGTCCACCAAATCGGTTTCGCTCTTGACCGCATCGCTACGCACCCAAGCCACACCCGCAAGGGTGTGATGAAGGCACTCCTATCGCACATCACAAAATACTACGAGTTTGTGCTGTCCGATATGCCGATATCCTCTCCAGTCAACACCGAAATCATTCCGCTCTTTAAAAAAATAGGCTGGGGCGTATGTCTTGAGAGCAAGAACCCAATCATCCGTGGGTGCGTCCATAACATCTGTGCGGAGAGCAAGGCGATGTATCCGCACAATGGCGAGGTCGCCTACAAGGAGTATATGTCCTACGATAAGATACCATTCTACAACGCTCTCCGCTTCCACAGCAAGTCCACCATCCGCAAACTAAAGTAAACAAACAACCTAAATAATGAAAAATGTGCCTCGCCGGGGCGTTTTTCAACATTTTTACCCCATATTATTACCAAGTAAATACAAAAAACCTATATAATCTTACTTACATACGATTTTTATGTAAAATATCCGGATATTTTACATATTT